GCCTCTTTTTCGGAACGAGGTGTTACTAAAAACAAACGGTTTTTAGTGCGCGTAATACCGACATAAAAGGTACGGTGCAGGTCGTTGCTTCCTTCGACGGTTTTTTGAGCTTCGCGAGCAGAAGCGTGACTCTGGTCTGTGAACAAGATGACGTTGTCCGCCTCTCCGCCCTTTGCCCCGTGAATTGTTGAGAGCACGATCCGGGCTTTGCCCTGAAAATTCTCGCCCCTGTTTTCTATCGAGCGGAGGTAGAGGTTTTGCTTTTCAGGGATTTTTGAAAGGGCCGAGAACCACGGTCGGTTCTTTTCGACCAGAAGGCCTACGTCTCTTTGCAGGTCGTCGTAGGTTACGTAATCGTCGTCTTCTAGTCCGGGAGCGGTTTTAAATCCGCGCCGCACGTCGGTCCCAACACGAAGGTAGTTATATATGGCCCGTACCTCTTCGCCGCTAATCTCTTGGTCGGATTGAAGTTTTTTCCATGCCGCCACGGCCATTATTACCTTATCCGGGACGCTTTTGCGATTTTTAGTTTCGAAGAAAAAGCCTCCCGCGAGGAGCAACTCTTCAGTTTCTTCTAGCATGTAAGCGCACTGCGCGAGGATAATAGTTATGACTGATAAAGAATTTTTTGATTGGCTAGAGACATGTCCGTCTAAGGATTGGCATGTCATGGACGCAGACCCTTGTAGTGTAGAGATTAGATTTCCTATCAAGATGTTAAAAGATAAGGACAAGAGCAAGTTACGTGTGCTAAACTCCTGTAGTACGGAGCTATGGATCACTGACGAGGAGCTTAAGGAGGCCAACAAGCAAGCACTGGAGATCTTTGACGAATTCTATGACAACATAGGTCATGGCGAGGAGACTTGGACAGAGATACAGGTAGGTGATAAGTTCTTTGACATCAATTGTTGGGACGAGGGCATAGGTGAGGGTTACGAGGACAGGGAAGGGGCTGTACATTGCTCTATATATCCTACTATTGAGCTAGATAATGGATACCGTTATAATGAGGGCGATAAATACTTGCGTCTGTTTACTGTAGATAAAACTTTAGGAGAAGAATAGCATGATGATATTTGGTAGAATGTTAAGTATAGAGCTGATCAATGGTTGCGGGTTGTTCCTTGAGATGGCCGACAGCCGTGCCGTCTGGGTCTATAACAAGGACACGGGCAACACTGAGGCTATGCCCTTTGAAGGCGTACTGCTACACTTGCCCTTCATCTTGATTAGCTATGGTCGCGTGTACGAGGAGGTAGACGTATGATTTTATTAGGAATTATATTTGTATTCCTTGTTTGGTTAGTGTATACTGCGTTTACATTAGAAGATGCAGTATTAAAAAACGAATACGATGAGGATCATTATGAGTAAAATCAAAGAGGAACTATTAGGCTATGACCATGAACCTAGTGATTGGATAGAACGACAAGCACACGTAATGGTTGACGAGTTGATTGAGTATCAGGTATACTGCATGACATTATCTGAACTGACACAGCGAGTAGCCAAGCAGATGCGTGACGAGTATTATAGTAATTCATACACCGACATGGTGAAAAAACACAGCGAGGTATTCCCTGATGAGTAGATGTAAAGCGTGTGACGTTATCCTAAATGAGTATGAGCTTAAACGAATTGACAACCATACGGGCTTTCACCTTGATCTATGCAACGTGTGCGCCTCTCACTCTGACGATGCTATGGCAGAGAGTAGCGAGATGGAGGTCATACTAAAAGAGTTTCCAAATTTATCTGAAAAAGAGCTTGACACAATCTTGAATGCCTGATATAATAATCATGTAGTTAAGGGATAATATTTTTATTAATCTTTAAAGTTTCAACCAAACGCTACTTAAGTTGTAACAAGTTATAACTAAGTAGCACTTAACAATCTAGTAGAGGATAGTAATATGGCAGTAGTAGAAGGTACATTAGCATTTGAAAACCTAGACACCCATGAGATGTATCAGGGTCAATCCACTGGCAAGTATTCAGTTGTCATTAGCTTAGACGAGCAAACCGCAGAGCAGTTAGCAGGTATGGGTGTCAAGCTACGTGAGTACGAGGGTACTAAACAGCGTAAGTTCAGCACCAAGTATGATGTGCCTGTCTTAGACGCTGATGGTAACCCCTTTGCAGGACGCATTGGCCGTGGCTCTAAGGTACGTTTGTTGTGGGCAGAAGGTCAGCCTCACCCCGTACATGGAACGTCTACCTACCTGAATAAGGTCAAGGTTCTGGAAGTTGCAGAGCAAGACGGAGGCGAGGACTTTTAATGGCAGTTGAATCTACCTTTGTCCGACATGAGCCATGCCCTGCGTGTGGCTCTAAGGATAACTTGGCTAGATACTCTGATGGACATGCCGTCTGCTTCACGGGCGGCTGTTCACATTACGAGAGAGGCGATGGTCAGGTTATGAGCATTCAACAGAAACCTAAGAGGTCGTTAGAGATGACAGGAGTAGTAGCGGCAATCCCTGATAGACGTATCAACCAAGCCACAGCACAACGCTATGGCGTCACGGTTGAGTACGGCACTGACGGACAAATTGTCAAGCATCACTACCCGTACCATGACAAGGATACAGGTGCGGTGATAGGTACTAAGGTACGAGCAGTAGAAACTAAAAACTTTTATGCAACAGGAGGCTTTGATAATGCGGGGTTGTTTGGTCAACAGGCGTTCAAGAGTGGCGGTAAATACATTACGATCACAGAGGGCGAGGCTGACGCACTGGCAGTCAACGAGATGTTTGACGGGAAGTGGCCTGTCGTATCCATCAGATCAGGTGCGGCAGGAGCAAGCAAAGACATCAAAGCAAACCTTGAGTGGCTAGAAACTTTTGATAACGTGGTCATCTGTTTCGACAGTGACAAGGCAGGACAGGAGGCGGCACGTTCGGTGCTTGATCTGTTCACCCCCAACAAGGCAAAGAATCTTGAGCTATCCATGAAGGATGCAGGTGACATGCTCAAGGCACGTAAGGTGCAGGACTTTGTTAAGGAGTGGTGGAACGCTAAGTCATACCGCCCTGATGGTATCGTTGCGGGTAATGAGACATGGGACATGATCATCAAGCAGTCTGATGTCAAGTCCATTGACTACCCTTGGGCGTGTCTCAATGAGTACACACATGGATTCCGTAAGCAGGAGCTAGTGACTATTACTTCAGGTTCAGGCATGGGTAAGTCACAGATTGTCAGGGAGCTTGAGCATTACCTGCTAGGAGCTACGGAAGATAACATAGGTATCCTTGCCTTGGAGGAGGACATCCCCAAGACAGCATTAGGCATCATGTCTATTGAGGCTAACAAGCAGCTACACTTGGACAAGTCTGTCTCTCAGGAAGAGAAGAAGGGATACTGGGACAACACGCTAGGGTCAGGACGTATCTTTATGTTTGACCACTGGGGTAGTACCAATGAGGATAACTTGCTAGGACGCATACGCTACATGGCTAAAGGACTAGACTGCAAGTGGATTATCCTTGACCATCTCAGCATCGTAGTGTCAGACCAAGAGACAGGTGACGAGCGTAAGGCTATCGACAGCATCATGACCAATCTCCGTAAGCTAGTTCAGGAGACAGGCGTAGGGTTGTTCCTTGTGTCTCACCTACGTAGACCAAGCGGTGCTAAGGCGCACGAGGATGGCGGTAAGATTTCTCTGGGAGAACTCAGAGGATCAGCGGCAATCGCGCAACTTAGCGACATAGTTCTGGGGTTAGAGCGAGATCAGCAACACGCTGACCCTGAGATACGCAACACCACCTGTGTACGTGTACTGAAGAATAGGTTTGTTGGACTCACTGGCCCTGCTTGTTACCTGTATTATGACAAGGAGTCTGGGCGTATGATTGAGACTAACTGTCCAGTACCTGACGATAAAGCGGAGTTCTAGTAGTGGATAAGATTGTATTCGACATTGAAGCTAACGGCTTGAAGCCCGACAGAGTGTGGGTAATCATTGCCTATCACATGGGGTTGGAGGAATACTTTGAGTTCTCTGGTTTTACTTTGTACGATTTCAATCAGTGGTTACTAGACCAAGGAGAGTGCGAGGTCATAGGTCACAACATAATTGACTATGACATACCTGTTCTTGAGAAGATACTGGGTACAGACTTCAGCAAATGTAAAGTCACAGACACGCTAGTCATGTCACGATTAGCTAACCCACAGCGCGATGGCGGTCACTCGCTAGAGAACTGGGGTAACATATTGAACCAACCAAAAGGAGAACATAATGATTGGGATAATTTTTCGCAGGATATGGTGGACTACTGTCGCCAAGATGTGCGAGTTAATAAACTGGTGTATCAGAAACTCATCACTGAGCTTACTGGTTTTGGAAGCGAAAGCATCGAGCTTGAGCATAGAGTACAAGATATTATATGTGGACAGATTAAAGCAGGATGGACGCTAGACCAAGAGAAAGCGTTCTTATTATTAGCAGAACTAAAGGAGAAGAAGTATGAACTTGAAGATGAAGTGTTACAGACTTTCAAACCGTTACCAACATTTGTCAAAGAGATTACCCCCAAGACTAAGAAAGATGGTTCGTATTCGGTTGTTGGGCTTAAATTTCTAGGCGAACAGTGGACTACCGCAGTCGCTCCCTTCAGCCGTATAGACTACCCTGTGTTTAACTTGGGTTCTCGACAGCAGATAGGACGATACCTACAATACTTTGGGTGGAAGCCCAAGCAGTTCACTGAGACAGGACAGCCTATCGTAGACGAGGCAGTGCTAAGTAAGGTGCAAGGTATACCGGAGGCATCCCTGATTGGCGAGTACCTGATGATACAGAAGCGTGTAGCACAGGTTCAGAGTTGGTTAGATGCAGTCGAGGACGATGGTAGAGTACATGGGTACGTCAATTCTTGTGGCGCTGTGACAGGCCGTATGACGCACTCTAGTCCCAACATGGGACAGATCCCCGCAGTCTATTCACCCTACGGCAGAGAGTGTCGTGATGTGTGGACAGTACCGGAGGGATATAAACTTGTGGGCTGTGACGCTAGTGGTTTAGAGTTGCGTATGCTTGCCCATTACATGAATGACGAGGACTACACTAATGAAATTCTCAATGGAGATATTCACACGGCAAACCAGTTGGCTTCGGGCGTTGAAACTAGAGATCAAGCAAAGACTTTTATATACGCTTTCCTTTATGGAGCAGGAGACGCCAAGGTCGGAAGTATCGTTGGAGGAACTAAGCGTGATGGTGCAAGACTTAAGGAAAAGTTCCTCTCAAATACGCCATCTCTTAGAGACTTACGAGAGCGAGTTGGAGTGGCGGCTACAAGAGGCTATGTTCTTGGCTTGGATAGAAGACGGGTGTCAATACGATCCGAACACGCTGCATTGAACAGTCTATTGCAGTCAGCAGGTGCTGTAGTGATGAAGAAAGCCCTATGTTTGTTGCATGAATACGCTACACTCTGGGGCATAAAGTTTAACATTATAGGAAACATACACGATGAAATCCAGACAGAGGTCGAGCAAGAGAAAGCAGAGGTTTTCGGACGGTTGGCAGTCAGTTGTATTGAAGCCGCAGGACTCCACTACGAACTCAACTGTCCACTTACAGGAGATTACAAAGTCGGAAACAGTTGGGCAGACACGCATTAACCCTGCCACTGGGAAGCCCATGTACTACAAGGATAACCCTGAGACTAAGAAGCAGGAGAATGCTAAACAGATGTACGTCAATGGTAAATACGTACCTAAGTCTCACCCCCTGTACAAAGCAGGAAGGTACAAGGGGTTTGAGGATGCGGCCTTTAGTTCCCTAGAGAACTACAAGTCTAATCCAGAAGGTCAGGTGTACATCATAACTAACCCTGCATGGGAAGGTTGGGTCAAGGTAGGTATGGCAGTAGACGCAAAGGACAGACTGAACAGTTATCAAACCAGTTGCCCTTTCCGCGATTATATGTTATACTATAGTTATGAAACAAAGGATAGACGTAAAGCAGAGTCTGAAGCACACAGCAAACTAGATGAAAAGTTTGAGCGTAGGAAAGAGTGGTTCAGATGTACACCAGAGGAAGCAATTGAGGTACTGACATGAAGACAACGGATAATGTAGTGCAGGACATCTACGCATTGATGGAAAGCAAAGACGCTGACCCATCTGTAGATGTGGAGGCAGAGATAGAGAAATTTGGTGAAGGCGTCAAGGCACTGATGCGTACTGAGTTTGGTCGGAAGAAGCGAGAGGATAACCGCAAGCTACGCTTGTCGAACATTGGCCGCACCGACAAGTATCTCTGGAATCATGTCAACGGCACAGAGGGAGAGAAGCTACAGCCTCACACCTACATCAAGTTTATGTACGGTCACTTGATTGAGGAGATGCTGTTGTTCTTGACTCGCATGGCAGGACACACAGTCACTGATGAGCAGAAGGTGTGCGAGGTAGAAGGTATCGTAGGTCACATGGACTGCAAGATAGATGGCGTAGTGACTGACGTTAAGTCTGCCAGTAGCTTTGGGTTTAAGAAGTTCAAGGATGGATCACTGGCCTTTGACGATCCCTTTGGTTACGTAGCTCAGATCAAAGCATACGCTCACTCAGAAGGTGAGACACAGTTTGGTTGGTTAGCTATGGACAAAGCCAACGGTCACCTGACTTATCTCAAGTATGATCTGG